CACGCTTACGAGTATAGAATTCGATAAAAGGTTTCTTAGTATACGGATCTCTTTGAACGTTGATTCCTTGTCTATCTACAATCAGATAGGATTCACGCCAATCAGCTAAATAAATAGCCAAAGCACCAGCAGCGGCAGTAGCAACCGTAGTTGACATTCTAAAAGGCAATCCCAGTAACATAGCTGGCTGTCCTTCAGTGATACCGGCTCTCCAGATATATTGACCGTCACCATCTTTCAGCTTCATGATATCACGAACGCTCAATCTATTACATAACCATGTCCCTCTATTCAAATACTGCTCAATCATAGAGTATTTAACATCTACAAGACCGTCAGTAGTAAACTTAGTAGCATGACCCATATTAGTTTGCTCAATTTTTCCACTTTCATAAGTACCGTTAGTGGTCCAAGCAGCATAAGTACCGAATCCAGTTGGTTTCCCAATACTGTCACCAGTAACGAAAGAAGCAGCTTCAGTTCTACTAAATTTATCAGCAACTTTATTACTTAACCACGATTCAATATTGATATTACTGTCATCAATAAGCATCTGAGTCATTTTAGGATGAGTGGCAAGAATATGAACCGGAATACGCTTTTTCTTCATTTTAGGCGTTTCTTCGTTATCATTCTGCACTGTTTCACCTTCCCAATCAGCCCCGGCCTGGTCATCATCTAAGAACATCTCATATGCATCTGTTCCGATGGTTTCAACGCTTGCTAGTTGCCTGATAGGATCAGTTTCAAACAATCTTTGACTGATTCTGTTTGACATAAACGGTGTTACTGTATAACCACCATCAACATCAATACCAACCTGAAGTGATTTATAGCTTTCAGCACTCATCGCCTTTTCATCAATAGCAAGATACTCATAAAAAGAATCTTTGTATTGAGCTAACTTTTCCAGATTTGGGTTCTTTTCCATTTCCAGAATTTCACCAAAACCAACTTTCCTTTGTTGAGCTGCAATCAAAGACTTTTCAAATGACATAGAATCTTCAATCAACTTCCTGTCTTGTTCCATATTACCAGTAGAACCAAGATGACCAATCCTTTTTGCTGCAACTTCAATGGCATCTAAACGATCAGTAAAATCTTTTTCATTCTTTGCTTGTACGGCTGCGGCTGTATCAGCAGCTTCCTGTCTTGTACTAACATCACTAGCTAGCTTATCCAACTTCTCTAAAGTAATTGGGTCAGTTTCACCTTGTGACTTAATTGTGGATTTGAACTCCTCAAAATTACGGTTCATTTCCTCATAATTTTTCTTAGATGTTTCGCCCATCTGTACAACAGATTTCTTCACATCCTCGACAACTTCTAAAATATCAGGCATTTTTTAAAACTCCGTTTGATAGTTATTTTAACGTATCATTAACAAAATTAAGATTATTCAGAAGACTACTTAGAATCCTATGATTTTCCATCTCTTCATTAGTTTTCTTTATAGTTTCCAAAAGCTCTTTTACTTGAACATCGTCGCCTGAATCCCTCAAGCCCGATTTACACAATGTAACCATATACAATGCTTCAGATTTAGATAACCCTGAATCCCTCAAGGCTTTTTCCATATCCCTAGCTGTAATGGCTTCCTCTAAATTCTTTACACCAGTTATTTTCGCTCTAGTATTAGCTGCAAAGGTAACGGGTGGTACTTCCCATAGGTTTATTCTTTTTAGTAACTGTGTTTTACTCTTTTCATTAATCTCTATTGCATCTTCATCTATTTTTCCATTAGTTCTAGGCATATCAAACCCAATAGACAATCCTTTTAACGCTCCGGCTTTCATTAAGGCATGTGTTTCCCTTGCTTGCTGTACTTCCATCACAAGCTGGCCTTCCATGATTAAGCCTTTTTTATCTTGCGCTATACTGGTCCAAACACCGATTGGCTGATGAGAATCATGCTGATACAACATAGCAATACCCATTCCCCCTCTACCGTTTTTAGTAATGGACTCGCTGAAGGCTCCCGGTGCTATAATATCACCATAAGAATCAGGCTTGCCACCGAACGTAGAACCATAACCGGTAAATATACCGCTATCTTGAATATCCTTTTTCTCGAATGGTACTGTTATATATTTATCTGGCATTTATACTCCCATCTTATCAAAAGATTTTATAATAGATGGCCCTAACTGATAATGCGGATAATCCCTAAAATTTACCCAGTTGCCACCCCAAATCAATGCAATCCCTAGCTTATTAGCTTTTTTCATTATTACTTCACCTAACTGTTTGAAGGCTGGTATATCATTCCAATCCAAGGGATACGGCACCACATCTACAGCTATACTATAAGGCTCAGTATTGTGTTTACTGTTAGGATAAGTTACTGTTGATGTGCCTTTAGCATATAACTCCATCTGTCTTTCTTTATCCCTTTTGCCTTCTAGTATAGTGCAATCTATTTCCCATATAACCTGATTCATGATTAATCTTAAATAAGGGTGGCAGGTTAATAAGTTCGCTTTTGATTTATTGCTATAGTTAGGCATTATGATTGAACTCCTACAGGTGTATTTATTTTTCGTGCATCTTTAGGTATAGAAATATATTCTACATCAAATACATCATCTATTTGTTTCACTGCTGAATAGACATCAATCGGTGCTGTTAAATTACTATTAATTAAATGCCCTTGAATTCCACGTAAGCCCTCTATTACCCGTCTTAACAACGTTTTATCTGTCCCAAAAAACTGAATTTTGTTATAACCCATCCAAGGACCTTTTATTTTTAATTCAGAATCAAGAATACTTTTAAATTTAATATGAAGCATTATTTTTTTAACCATCCTAATCCTAATTCAAATAATTCAGGATCTTTTACATAAAATTTAGCCATAGTCTCACCAGATACAAAATTTTCTAACGTAATAGAAACCACCTCAGTTGTTTTATGGTCGGGATAAACTTTACCCAAATAAGGCGTGAAAAAACCATCCTCAACCGCCACCTCAGCATCGCCATACATATTATTATTAGTTATTTCTGATAATTTCTTTGGTTTTTTATTTTTTGCTTTATTATTACGCCAAAAAGTAGCTGATTTTAATATCTCGTCATCTTCATATTCTATCGAATGACCCATTTCATGAAAAAGGCTTTGTTGTTGTTGTTTTCCAGCCCATGTTATATCTATTTTAGATGTGTTGTTGGTCATCCTTTTGTGATATGCTCTATCACTATCACCAGAAATACGGCTTACACTTTTTCCTTTTCCATTAGATAAACGGATAAAATCTGAAATGTCGTTTTTTATTTCTGAATTAAGAGGAACCTGTGTTTCAACAAAGTCTATTGTTTCTATATGTTTTAAAATTTCATTTTCTGGTACGTTAGATTTCTTTATTAAGTCCACACGTAATTTATCAAATACAGGTATAATCTCATCTTCTTCTAATTCAAAAAGTACACCGAATACATCCTGAACTTCATCATCTAATTTAACTAATTCATCGGTTAGAGCCTTCAATCTTATTTTTTCGGCTGCCGTTAATTCAGCAGATGGGATATCTAATAACACATCTCTTTCCACGTTAAGTGGTTTTATTTGTTTTTCTATGCCCTTTAATTTTTTATGGTTTATTATATATTCATTTAAACTCTTTTTACTTTCTTGACTTAAATTATTTTCTAAAACTTCTTTTCCTGCTTTTATATCCCTTTTCATTAATTGTTCGGGGTTTAATTTAGGAATCGATATAGGCAAACTACTAACAGGTTTTAAAGCTGGTTCACTAGCTGGTCTAGCTTGTCCCTGTCGATCTCGCTCATACATTAGAACACATCTACAATTAATTATATTACCTGCACTTCCTTTAGGATCACCAGGAAAGCTTAGTTTTTCTCCACTTACGTCAAAATCTTCATTCTGCGCTCTCTTCTGACCGTCAACAGCCCAATGATCAAATTTACTCTTTGCTTTCCTTCTTCTAGTTCTTAAATCCTTAGTAGTTGACCATACCCGAATAAATTTTAATCCTGTTTCTCTTACACTGGCATCAGTAGCAGAGTTATACATGCCTAGTGTTTCTGTACGGGCTATTCTTAATGCTCTAAACTTACTATCAACTTTACCTGTGTTCCTTAACCGTGTAGCTATCTCTCTATTAGTCTCACCTTGCTGTACACCGGTCTGAATAACGATACCTAACATCTTTTTAGTAGTATTCTGTACTTGTGTTATCTTTCTACCGGTATTCATAGCAACATAAGTATTGATGTCATTCCAGAAACTCTCATTCATGGACTTATCTGGATCATACGCTATTGTTGCTTGTCGTCCTGCTGTTAGTGCTACTCTCCGGTAATGCGCTCTTAATATCTTTCTTAATCTAGTGGTTTGCTCATTTACTACATGGTCTACATCACGTACACCCTGGGTTATTAGGGTTGCGGCATCCATGTACTGCCGATTGATTAAAGGCTTTAATTGATTTGATACAGTACGCTCTAATCTAGCCATTATCTGTAAGACTATATTATGATATTGTCGTCTGGCCTTCTCTGTAGTTAAATCAATTGGCATTTATCTAATCCATTTCTTAAATAGTCCATTCGATCACCATAAACTCCTTGATAACCGCAAACAGCCTCTTTTAAATAATCTCTTACTCTATCCTGTACCCAATAAACAAAGTTACGACCTAAATTTGAAGAGCCTTTCCATGTGGATATAATCTTTTTTAACTTTCGTTTGCTTAGTTGATCTATTAGCTCGCAGTATCTTTCATTTTCAATATATTCATCTAAATGTTTTTCATCTACTATTTGATAAAACTCATACCCTCTATTCTCTAAGTATTGTTTCTTTTCTTGATAAGTCATAATTAATACCTACAAGCGTTTTAAAAGCCCCTGAGAGCAAAAACAAAAGTTTTTAATAGTAGGATAAGGGTTAAGAGTCTTTTACGTTTAAATCCTCTGTAGAGTCTGCCTCTGATTCCGTATCATCTTCAATATCATTCATATCAGATTCAGAATCATCAACTTCTTCCTCACTTACTCCAGCCATATCTAAAGGAATCATTGAAGCCTGTATTAGTATCACATCACCACCGGGAGTAGACTCCATTCCTAACTCTTCTCGTTTTTCGTTAATAGTCATCATAGTAGATGCTTCTACCATTTCCCACTTCTCTTTTCTTCTGGGAGCTAAAGCCGGAACATCATCTAACACATACTCAATAAACGTTTCATCATCATCAGGGAAAAACCAGTTGTTGTATTCATCTTTTAGTAACATTAAGTAAAAGAATATAGTTGTATCCCAAAAGTATTCCCTTGCTTCTTTAAAATTATTGTATGTAGACTCACCAGGGATGCCCACTAGCATAGAAGGTACACCAAAAGTCATGCATATTTGTCTCGCTAAATCCCAATTACCATCAAGAAAATCCATTTCTTTAGGACTAAAACCAAAGGGTCTAGCATCCTTCATTTGACCTTCTACAATTAGATTTTTCCCGGCATTTTCAGCACCGGACATTTTCTTATCTAATTGCTTCTGTAATCTATCAAACTGGTCATCACCTAAAGCACCATCAAATATAAACATAGTGCCTGGTCTAGCATCATTCTGTAATAGACTTTTATTCCATGTTAGAGCTTCATTACTTGTATCTATACTCTTTGCGGCTGGTTCTACTGGACTTAATCCTTCAATATCGTTAGTTGGATGAAACTTTTTAACGTGTAGTAAATCACACTTGCCAGTTATAGGATCAATAGGCCATTCTTTTAATATCTTTCCTTGTATCTCTAAAGCATAACCGATTAGCTCTTTAGTATTTTCATCTAATACAAATTTAATCTGGTCTGGTCTGTATACTTCTAGTTCAAACGGTAATCCTTTATTCGGTCCTGTTTCCGGTGCTAACTTCTCAATATAAGCGTTTCCAGCTATACCTAAGAAGGAAGTAACAGCGTATTGATGAGCACTAAAACCAGTAGTGGGATTAGTTCTATGTAGTAATCTCATTAATGGGTGTTTATCTACCTCTACCCTGTTTTTCCCGTCTTTCTTAAACACATTCCACGGTACACTAGCAACACTCTGAGCAATCATATCAATACAACGATAACTGACAAAGTTCGTTATATAGGCTTCTTTAGCAAAGTTTGCATAGTCCCTAGTAGACCACCTAGCACCACCTAAACCACCGAAAGCTGCACCGCTTGCCGTTACTGCTTTATTAAAAAAGTTTAAAAACCAGTTCTTTAAATTCATTTAGTCCGTTTTGGTAGTTTTACGGTTTTACTTTTCTTCACTCTAACCTGAGCTTTCCGTTCTTTACATCAATTCTTTAATCTTATTTTCATTATCTTTGCTCTATCTTACACCCAGCACTTATTTTAAACACTAGAAGACCGCTCCAATCATCAGCTATAGTAAAAGACATAGCATCATTATCTTCTGATTTGAGTATTACTGGCTCTGTAAATTCAACCAAAATACTCACCCAGCTATTTGTCCCGTCTGACCCATACCCAGAAATCTTAGCTTGAGAAAAGGACATAATATCCAAGAACTTCATAATCGTATATGAATTAAGAATCTTACCGTCAATCGTTCTCTTATAATCTATCCCTGATAACCCTTTTGAATCAAAAAACCCATTGAAAGGAATACTAGGCATTGTCCCATCAGCCACCACACCTGTATAAGCATCGGCAATTACAACTTGAAAACTATTTACATGGAGCCAAGTACCAAGAGCAGGTTCAACACTATATACAATAGGCGTTCCGTTTTCTTCAAACTGAATATCGTCCAGATAGTATTTTGGAGCTTTTCCTTCATCAGCTACTTGTCTAAACCTGATAGCATCAAGCGTTGTATATGTTGCTAAAGAACCGAAATCAGTTAAAGGGATAACAATCTTTTGCCAGATTTTAGTATCTGAATAATTAAAATAGTTCTCTAAATAAATCTCATCACCAACTTGTAATCCTGTGCCTGTATCCCATCCATAGCATGATATTGAATCCCTGGCTTTCCAATCCTTATCAACGTAAACCCATAAACTTAAAGAAACATACCCAGAACAATCTAAATCAGATCCTTTATCAAATTGAAATACATCACCAATATCAATATTATCAGATTTAACAGAATCAGCCCCGCCGACTATGGTATGATTTTTGTCATTACTATCAAAAACAACTTTATTTCCTACAATATTAGAACCTGTCCAATAAGCGTGATCAGTTCCATCATGGACATGCACGGGAGTACCTCCTAATGAAGCGTCCTGGTTCATGTCAGCACCGTACTCATCATTCAGGAAAAACCTAAGCTTATTAGTAAATGTCTTCAGCGGTCTTGTAGCTACAACTAAAGCATGCTTCTCCGCTTCTTCACCTACAACCTCAACAGCCCTTGCTGATTGTGGGTCAATAATCCTTATATCAATCATAATTTAATCGTGGAAATAGATTCCGACCCCTAATAGTACAGCTGCTGTTCCTGTTACTACATACGCTGTCAATATTTTATTCTTTGGGATAATAAAACCTGACTTCATAGCTATATATGAACTATCTTCTCCGCCTTTCTTAAACGTACCCCCTACAACATGACCGCCATCCATTCCAGTAATATTAACACCTGATTGAGAATCAATATCAGCCTCTTCACCTGCTCCAGCATTTCTATTCCCGGCAGTAATGTCTGTGCCACCTATCGGAGTGCCTATATCATTTAATTTAAACTGTAATATCTCATCAGAAGCACAATAAAACATAAATTCAGAAACAACCATATCCCTTTCTGAATTATTTTTTACATATAAAAAGCAATCACCGGCTCCAGTAGGTGTAACGCCAACCATTAGTGTATATGCTTCTGTCTCATGTTTATTAGTATGGAACTCTATACTTTCATTTACGCAATGTGTCTTTAATCTATTCTCATTAGTTACACCAGCAGAAAAACCATCACCCTCTCCACCCTCAATAATAAATCCACTCATTTATACCTCTGTTTCGTTTATTTGGTTTCCGGTTATTAATCCTAGTTGTATTGCAACTGCTCTCATAATATTTGCTATAGTATTAAGAATACTGTGAGTAGCGTTATCGGCCACCTTCATTTGTTGTTTTACACCGTCAAAAATAGTTGTTATAAATCCAGCCCCTACCGGATCACGTGGTCCCATTATATTTCCTGGCATTTTAATCTCCCTATGGTACATAAGCTACTTCGTGTTCAGTACCAGCACCATCTTGAAAATACATTTTATTATCCGTTTTAGTGTATATCTTACCTGAATTAGTTTCTGCTACCGGTGTAGTTCCTTCTTTTATTTGTACTACTCCACCCTGAGCATTTACGTTATGAGCATTTAAATTGCCAGATACATCCCATCCATATCCGTTTTGCTCCGCACCCATTATATTTCCTTTCTTAGTTATTGTCATGATGTACCTATCCTTAGAAGTCCTTGTCCACTTGTCCAGCTATCCGCCAGAACACCTAATCTATAAAAACAAGATTCCATTTCTTGCCCTATAATATTTTCAAACTCAGCACCGGCTGTAACGATCCAGCCATATACCGTTCTCCAATGATAATCTTCAGTTTCTTCTGGCATACGTCTTTGTAAAACTACTATTCCTATTAGATCAAACCATTTACCGTGTGCTGTATAATCAAAACCCATTGCTGTCAGCATGTCCTGAGCGTCTGCACCAACTTTTAATCCCGCATTTATATATTGATGCCCTTGAACAAGTACAGGCTCCGTAAATATATCGTATTGTGTCGGTGCTACAGGGTAAACCCACGCTTGAGCTGCTTTATCACCATTCCCTATAACTGGAAGCTCATATCCACTAGCCATTTTATTACCTTACTAATGAACTAATAAAACTACCGAAATAAGGGGTAAAGAAACCAGCAACTATAGGTTGACCGCAAATAGAACCAACCGTTGCAGCAATATTAATTATCATGATGTTCCTAATCTAATATGAGCAACTCCACCAACATAAGCGGCTGCGGCATCTGTTAGCCCTAATCTATATTCAACTGTTTCCGGATCAGCATAAGCTGTTATGTTTTCACTTCCGCCTTCGTTTATTGCTGCTGAACTAATGGTCCATTCTGCTACATCACGCCAATGATATGATTCCGTTTCCTCCGGCATCCTTCTTTGTAGAGTAATAACACCTGAGAAAAAGGAATTAATACCGGATATAGTATCAGAAAAGCCTGCTGCTGATATGATATCTGATATCTGACTACCAACTATAATGCCTACATTTAATCGTTGATGACCTTGCACAATTAATGTGCTTGTCCAGGCAGTATCACTAGATATAAATCTTTGTGCCACTTTCCTGCCGTCATTTATTGTAAAAATGTTAAGTCCCATGTTTTCACTCTAATTTAGGTTTGTATTGATTCGATACAAAGTTCTTTTTCTTTAACCTTATTGTTTAGTTCTTTAAGCTCTTTCTTTTTATTTTTTATCTTTTCATGTATGGATTCTAAAGTATGCTGATCATCAAGACCGGCTTCCATTCTATTACCTAAAGTCTGAACTTCCTCTATTAAAGAAGAGAGTATAGCAAAATTTAATGTTTTTATTGTCGTTCTCATCTCATCTAATACTGAACAAAGGCTCCGACTATACCCGTAATAATCATAATAATCACTCATAACCACCTAATATTAGTTGTTCCGGTTCCGATTAACTCATTAAAAGCACCTACTGCAGCTCTTAGTTGATCATCATGAAGCCCATCCGGGTAAACCTCTAACTCATCTAAGAACTCCTCAACCCAGGACCCATTAACTATATAAACATTGCCTGCCTCTGCGTAGCTTGCCAAGGCCATAGCTTGCTCATTCTTGTATCCCTTAGGGCTGGTATACCCCTTGCAAACAAAGCCCGCTAACAGCCTTATATAGTCATCTATGAGGTTAGTTCCTGCTGCTGGTTCACGTTCTATTGTTATACTTGTTTCTCTACCGTCTATTACCGCTTGAGACTTAACCGCTTCTTTAGATTTTAATGGGGATTTTCTCCATCTCCTCATATTCTCAAAGTAAACCAGGCCTTGTTCTGTTTTACTAGCTTTACAACCAGCGAACCAATCTGGATCAGTAGTTCCTGCACTGTTTTTCTTTGCAGCTGGTTCAGTGTGTGCCGGGTCCCAGAATCGTACTCTTTTAGCTTTTGCTGGTGCTTGATCAACGATATGAAACCAAGTCCTGTCGAACATTCTACCTTTAACACGTATATTCCAATCACCTTTTAATAGTTGCGCTCTAGTAACTGGATCAAGATGCATTAAGGATTCTACATACTCTTCTTTCTCTACATGTGGGTTGTCATCTATTCCAGCTGGTATAAATATTCTATCTTGTCTTGTTTCAGCGTCCACATAGCGTTTCTTAACCCAGGCTCCTTTAGCTAACTGCTCAGCTGTAGGTGGGTTGGCTGCACATCTAAATCGTAATGGTATTTGCTGATATGCTTTATAGTACTTAGCTATTTCTACATCATTAAAATCTGTTAGCTCTTTTAAATCTTTTGCGTATGATTCTGCATTCTTTTTTCTACACCGGGAGAAGGCGACATAGATAATCTGGTTTTCTCTCATCGCTACTACTTCATCAGCACCTACAAATTGATATTCAGCTGATTGATGATTGAAATGATCCATAGGACCATCTAAATAACTAAACCAAACCCTGGCTCCTGACGGAAACTGATAACACTTAGTTTCTCCTTTCCATATAGCATCTGTCTTATAAAACCATTCATGTGCTCTATCTAATAAACCACCTGACTTAGTTAAATTAGTATACGTATCTCTAAATAGAACTGCATTATAACCCGGTACATCTACATATTGACTTGCAGCCATTAGTAAAGCATCTGACTTACCACCAGCAACCTGTCCTCCATAGAAAACATCTCTATTATTCAACCATAAGAAGGCTTGCTGTTTTACTGTTGGGGTATGCGGGATATATTTATTCCATTTTGGTAATATTAATTCATCTAGTCTTTTTCTATCTTCTGTACTTATATTGTCTAGGTTCATGCTGAGGATATGATTTCAACATCATCTTTAGTTAAACGCTTTATTTGGGGTTGTAATGCACCGTACGTATCCAGGATATCTAATACTGATCCAGTTCTATTAGAATCAGGTTGTAACTCTATTAAGTGATTGTGTTCTACATCAACAGCTACTTTACCAGTCATCTGCCCTTTAACAGTATCGAATAAGTGACCGTTCATTTTAGCAATCATTGCCAAGGCTTCAAGTGCTGGTTTCTCTTTAAACACTTTCCTTAATGTTTCTTTACCGGTAACACCTACTAGAATATCTTTCTTACCCATGCATTGTAACAATAACTCAACAGCTACTTTATGAACCCACTCAGAACTATAATTATCAAGTCCGTTTAATTCTTCTATCCAATCTACATCTTCTAATAATTGTTTATTGACTAAAAGCTGTTGGTGATAAGTTAGTTCTTCTTCAGTTAGTATTTTAACTTCTACCGGTTTTTCTCTACCTGAATTTCTTTTATATTTCATAACCGATTTTCTGTTATTTCCGTTTTATTACGGTTTTATCGTTAATTCCCGTTTTAAAACGATAAGAAACGGTTTACTAAATAGCTGTATGTTTTTGGGTTGAGTTAATAATGATAAAGCTAATGTTTATAGTATTAAACGCCTTAGAATTAACTATTAGGGTTTAGGGTATCTTAGTATTAAAAACTATTACTTTTGCTTTTTAGTAGGGTTTAAATGCCATCTAAGGGTATTAGTATTACTTTACTACGATTTTATAGTGTGTTGTAAAGCCCTATTATGAACTATCTTTGGGTGCTTATTTTTTTAGTCTATAATAACAACAATCTGTAAAATAGTTTAGTTCTTTTGAGTCGTGTTTGTCGATTTTCCTTTACTTATCGATTTTAGAATATTACTTTTTAATTACATTATTCATAAATCCTAAACGGAGAAACAAAATGAAAGCAAATTTTCAATCAATGCGTGGAAGCGGATTAGGTCATAATCCTTTTAGAATAGTCGGAACCATCTCTGTTAAATGCGAAAAAGTTGATGATGGACGAGATGATGGGTTTATCAATGTTAAATTGCTTGAGAAAGGTGCTGGTTTTCCAAAAGGGCATATAGTTTCTGTTCAGCCAAAAAATATAGAACTCTAACCTCTTATTTAGGCTTAACGGCCTAATAGTGCCAATCACTTTTGGTTGGTGCTGTTTAGCTGTTACTCTTATAAAACCTTATTTGGAGCTAAGAAAATGAAAAAGGTAGAACTAATTAATGATCTATTAAAAATCACCTTTCATGGTTTAGGTTTTCAGAATAATCTACATTGTGTTAAAAGTTTATCGGGTAGAAAGTTTGTGGGTAAAGTAAAACCCGTGTACTGGACGTGCCCGCCTTCCTTTGAAAACTTTGAAAAGTTAAAAGGATGGGAATTTACTTTTGATAATAAAGCTAATAAGTGTTGGGAAAATCTGAATGTTAAAGAAATTGACCTTAGTAATCATCCTGCTATGAAAGGGGCTTATCCTTTTCAGATAGAAGGTGTTGAGTTTATAGAATCTCATGATGGACGGGCCTTAGTTGGTGATGAAATGGGATTAGGAAAAACTGTTCAGGCTTTACTTTATTTAAAAATGCATCCTGAATTTGGTTTTAGTATTGTAGTTTGTCCGGCTTCACTTAAACTAAACTGGGAAAAAGAAGCCTGGACATGGTTAGAGGAACCTGTATCAGTTCTTTCTGGTAACTATAAAAAACTAACATCTGGATATTATGAAAGAGTTATCATTATTAATTATGATATACTTGATTCATGGGTGGATTTCCTTATTAGTTTAAATCCCTCTTGTCTTATCTTAGATGAAAATCATTACATTAAAAACAGTAAAACCAAACGATCAAAAGCCGTTAAGAAATTATCAAAGAAAGTACCCCACGTTATAGGGTTGACTGGTACTCCAATTATTAATAAACCATCTGAGTTTTTTCCTATACTGAACCTAATCAATAAAAATGAATGGTCTTCTTTCTGGAATTATGCCCATAAATATTGTGATGCTAAACACAATGGATTTGGTTGGGACTTTGGGGGCTCTAGTAATCCTGATTTACTGAATGAAACGGTTAAGCGTACAATGATCAGAAGGCTAAAAAAAAATGTGTTGCCAGAATTACCCGCTAAAATTAGAACGGTTATACCTTTAGAGATTACTAATAGAGCTGAATACAATAAAGCTGTTAAAGAGCTTGACTCTAGTGATAGTCCTGCTATACAGTTAACTAGGATTGAGGCTTTAAAACAATTAGTTGTAGAGGGTAAGATTAGAACCTGTATTAACTGGATCAGTAATTTTTTAGAGTCCGGTCAGAAATTAGTTGTGTTCTGCACGCATAAGAAAATAGTTGATATTCTTCAAAAGGAATTTTTTGGCAATTGCGTAAAATTAGATGGATCTACTAGCCAAAAGGATAGACAATTGGCTGTAGAAAAGTTTCAGAATAACCCAAGGTGTCGTTTATTTATAGGTAATATTAAAGCAGCTGGTGTTGGTCTAACTCTAACCGCTGCTAGTTCTACATGTTTTATTGAATTAGGTTGGACGCCTGGTGATCACGATCAAGCAGAGGATAGAGTGCATAGAATAGGCCAAGAGGCTAATAGTATAAACGCTTATTATCTCTTAGGGCAGGATACTATTGACATGGAAATAGCTGAACTATTAGACCGTAAACGAGAAATATTAGATGCTGTACTAGATGGAACTGTTACTGAAGAAACCAGCCTTTTAACTGAGTTAATGAACCGTATAACAGGAGATATATGAAACCAACTAACGAACTCTATCAGCAATACGAAAAGTGTATTAAGAACCTAGTCTGGTTATATGTTAAAAAATCTAGGTTTGATTTTGATGAACTACTATCAGAGGCTAATATGGGATTTTTAAAAGCGGTTGATAGTTATGATCCAGATAAAGCCTCTTTTCATACTCATCTATACATTACGATTAACGGTGCTTTAGGTAACTTTATTAACCAAAAAGATTACTTTAATTCCTTAACTGAAAACCTAAACCTAACATCAAAACAAGATAACCCAGAGCAAGCCTGTATTTTTAAAGAACTAATTGATAGTTTAAGTAAAGAGGCTAAAGAAGTGGTTGACACTTTACTAAATACACCCGCTGAGATGATTGAGCTAGTTAGAACTATGACTAGTAATCGCTGGGGTAATATGCATTTGTATAGAAAGTGTGTTACACGTTACTTTAAAAACAAAGGGTGGTCTAGTAAAAAGATATACAGAAATTATAATGAAATTAGAGATGCTCTAGGCATTAAACGTGAACTCACTAGTCATCAACAACTATTATTAAAAAGGGGTTAATTATGGAATACAAATCATTTAAGAATACATATGAATTCGAAAGATATATAGGGCAACTTGATGTTGAATTTAATTTTATAGCTGTTTATAGGCATTCTAAGGCGGGGGTTAGAAAATGGGTTGTGGTTAAACCATACGAACCTTTAGCTATAGGCAAATTTCTTGAAGAATCTCATGCTTTATTATTCGCTAAAGAATTGTGTAAACAACTATTAAAGGAGACTAAATGAGCATTGAACAATTGCTACAGGATTACAATATTCCTACTTCTACAGGTGGGAAAAACTGGCAAGTGGGATGGATTCAAGTTTGCTGTCCGTTTTGCGGTGATTCAGGCTTTCATGGGGGGTTTAATATCGCTGGTAATTATTTCAATTGCTGGAAGTGTGGTAGTCATCGTTTGGATAATGTTATTATATCACTACTAGGTATTAGTCATCACGATGCTATCACCTTAATAAAACAGTATTCCGGTTCTAGTAGTGACCAAACCGTTTTTAAAAAGAAAGCTCAAGCCAAAGAAATAGAATGGCCTGTTAACTGTCATGACCTACAAAATAGACATAATCAATATTTAATTGAACGTAACTTTAGTCCCCCCTTTCTAGTAGATGATTGGCAAATCAGAGGCACCGGTCCGATAGGTCCATATAAATTTAGAATCATTATTCCGATTTACTTTAATGGTAAGTTAGTTAGTTATCAGGGTAGGGATATAACCGGACGTTCTGACCTAAGATACAAAGCCTGCCCGATTGAGAAAGAAGTAATCCACCATAAGCATATTGTTTATGGAATTGATCACGTTAAAAATAAAAAAGCTGTTATTGTAGAGGGTGTTTTTGACGTGTGGAAGCTGGGCTATGGTGCTGTAAGTACTTTTGGTACTGAGGTGACTACAGAGCAGGTTTTGTTGCTTGCGGAGCGTTTAGACTATGCCGTAATAGCCTTTGATGATGAAGACGCAGAAGGGAAAGCAGAAAGCCTAGGAAATAAATTAATTGCTTTAGGTGTAGACGTTGAAATGCTTAGTATTGACGCTGAAGACCCCGCTGAATTATCTGAATTTGAAGCTCGTAAAGTTATGAAATTAATACGATAAGTAAAATAAATTTACTTTTACTTTACTTTTACTTTACTTTTTGTTTATAATAATAGTATACTAAAGTATAATCAATAAACTCTCCTGGAAATTAACTATGAAACTTCCACCTGGCAATTAAGTCCTAAATATGACTTTAAACTGGCCCACTTCTGGAACACGGGCAACATATAAAATAAATTAGATTTGCAGAAGTGCTTTACTAGCTTAAAGGGAATCAGCTCAGAAACTAAAGTATTCTCTAATTTTAACCAAGGAGGTAGCAGTAATCTATTCATGTTAACCTTCCTTAAATTAATCAGCTGATACTAGCCCAACGTGATTTTAATAATGCGTTGGGCTTTTTGGGTGTTGCCGGATAATTACCGGATGAACTGCGGGTTTCTCGTGTTCTTCGCAGAGAAATTAACAAATAAACACGACCATAAAAGAATTAAGCCGTGACAGTTAGCTACTGTATTGAGTTAGATGGTGCCTTATACACTGTCTACACGGCTTATCAAACCTAACCCTTATAAGGAGGCTCCAAAGATGTCTGAACATATAGATTATTCACATTTAGTTAAATCAACTCTTTCTAGTCAAGCTCATTTATCAATCAATAAATTATCTATTAAAATGATAGGGTTAATTCCCTCTATTCTTTTAGCTGACTTAATCTCTAAAGCTGTTTATTTTTCAGAAAAAGGCAAAATAGATGCTGAGGGCTTTTTCTTTTCGGAACAAACATACATTAAAGAAGATTTAGACCTTTCTGAATACCACCAACAAAAAGCAACAAAAAAGCTTGTGGACTTAGGTATCATTGAAACCAAACGTGTTGGAATACCACCTAGGATATGGTTTAAAATCAACTATCTTACTGTTTTTACAAATATACTAAATATTTCAGATATAAAAACTAAAATTTAGTTTATAATAATAAGAATAAAGATAATAAAGTATCTAAAGATACTAAGGGGGTTTCACCTCCCGTTAATCCTGAGTTACTTTTTCTTTTAGAAGAATGGAGAAGTTATTCTATAATACCTAAAGGACAACACCACAAAAAAGAAGGAACTAAGATACATAAAAAGATTGCTATGTTAACTAACTTACTATTAAAAGGTAAGTTCACTAATCATTGTGATTTAGATCCTAAGTTTCTAAAATCCTGTAATCTTACTAAAGCTAAACTAAACAGGTCTTTTACTAAAGATGAACTATTAGCAGGTATGGAAGAAATGGCTAATATGTTCAAGCTAAATAACATACCAGAAGACAAAACAAAGATTAACAAAATGTCTTTAGATCAGCTTATCTATCATCCTATAGCTAAAATGAGCTATCTATTAAAGTACATGTACACCGATACTAAATCACTTGAGTATAAAACAGTACAGGTTTATGACCATTGGCTTGAGAAGTTGTATGATGAAAATATCTTTGATCGCTCTATTGAAAATGATAATCATCAGTTTGGGATACTTAAAAAAGGATTAGCTGGGATTGAAGAATATTATGATTGGTTAGTGACAGATATATTATGTAAACGAGCATCAACCTATTCTCAAATAGGAACTGAAGATAAGTTCTTTAATATTTATGTTAATTGGTTAAGTGAAAATTATAATTGTTTAAGCGCTTATAAAGTAGGCCCTCAAGATGGAACTTGGTATCGTTTTATTAAATGGCTTGAAGAAGCTATTCATGGTGATTATGCTAGTCAACGTCCATCACTAGATCGACGTAATTATAACAAGGGAGGATAATGCTATCTGATAAACGAATCAAAGAAATAAAAACAGCTGTAGATGATTTAGACTATAAAGGAGCTGCTGAAAAGTTAGGTTTAACAAAAGAATATGTAAGACGTACTATGAGAGAATATCGTAGACGTAAAGACGAATCATCAGAAAAGAAACCAGATGAAAAAATAATCAGGCAATTAAGAGAAAAGTTTAGTGATGCTGAACTAAAAAGAATCCTATCTGGCTATATGGCTGCTCCTGATCGGTCTACTGCTCTTTATGATTTTGATGGTGATGAGATAACGGTTGGTTGTTTTACTGATACACATCTTGGAAGTAAGTACACTGATCCAGAAATGGTATATGCCGCTTTTGATGAGTTTGCTAAACAAGGTGTAAACTTTATTACTCATTCAGGTGACGTTACTGAGGGATTAAGCCATAGAGCCGGGCATATGTACGAATGCACTCATATTGGTTACTCTGCTCAATTAGATCATGCTAGAGAAATATTTAGTAAATGGACTGAAACACCTATTTATATGATCGATGGTAATCATGATAGATGGTATATAAAGAGTAATGGGGCTTTAATAGTAAAGGAGCTTTGCCGGGAACAAGAAAACCTAAATTACTTAGGACATGATGAGGGTGATATTAAAATAAAAGGAATTACTATTAAACTCTGGCATGGAGAAGACGGAAACTCCTATGCTTTTAGTTACAGGATTCAGAAAATAATAGAATCAATAACCGGTGGTGAAAAGCCTAATGTGTTTATCTGTGGTCATACTCATAAAGCGTTGACTATGTTTGATAGGCATGTTCATTGTATCAGTGCTGGAGCTATGCAGAAACAAAGCAAATGGATGAGAGGTAAAAGAATAGCCAGCCATACTGGATTTTTCATTATTAAAATGGTAATAGGTAAAACCGGTGTGTCGTGGCTTGAGTCTAGGTTTTATCCTTTTTATAAATAACTAATTAAAATAATATTATGCAAATAAATGATATTGTACTTCCTGATAGACCGGACTTTGATCCAAACCGTGAAGAGATCAAAGAAGCCACTGAGGAGTTTTTAAAAAATGGAGGTGAAGTAACTCAATTAACACCTGCACCTGATGATTATATTCATAAAGGATATTTGACTGAAGGGCCTTTGTCCCGTATTATTAACTTTGATTTAACCCCTTACTCATTATGAAAGATAAATTTAACCCTTTTGAATACTTTAAAGAACGGTGTATAAAATGGATTTGTGAATTTGGATTAACAGATATCTGGTGGATGTTTGCTGAATCTGAAGGTGGTACAGACGGTAGGTGGGCACAAGTAGAATTTGATCATGATTCTAAAGCTGGTTTTGTAACTTTAAACACTGAGCTTTATGAACAACCTGACGCTAAAGAAATACTAGAGTATCTGGCTTTTCATGAGATTTGTGAAACTATGTTAGTCCCTCTTAATGAATTAATGCCAGAAAATCTACAGGAACGAGCTAGGCACACTATTGTTAATCGGATAGGTAATGCTTTAAATGTTAAAATGATAATACCGTAGGAGGATATTATGGAAAAGAACCCAACACAACCCATTTATAGAGCTAAAGATGGGGTTATAAGATTTAAAGTAAATAAAATAGTTAGATTGTTGCTTGATGTAAGCCCAATAGACTTAAATAAATTGGCTTGTATGGATTTTTCAGATGATGATAGAATGCAATTTGCTCAGTTAATCGGTTATTCTGTTTCTGGATTTGGTGAATTATCCTATTGTGATGAAGATACTGTTAATGAAGCAGATAGAATAGCTGATATTATTAATGAAAATTAAAAAACTAGACAGCTATGTGGAAACGTCTATCATTACCGCTATGATAGTCAGTACAGATTTTCTACAGGGCTTTGAATACCTTTACAAAAATGAGTTATTCCAAATACCCTATGCTAAAATAATAGCTAGATGGTGTTGGGACTATTACGAGACATACACAGAAGCACCAAACAAAACCATACAGGCACTTTACAAAGAAAAGTCAGAAAAGTTAGATGAAGCTCTTTGTGACGCAATAGAATTATTCTTAGATAGGCTATCCACCGAATACGACAGGGATTCAAACTTTAACTGGAAACACATATTAAACCAAGCTGAAGAGTATTTTCAGAAAAGGAATATACTAGCCCTGAAGGATGATTTACAGGTCAGTATTAACAATAACGACACTAAAGGTGCTGAACTAGCTATTGCTGATTTTAATCAGTTAGAGACTCCTGCAGGTTCAGGATTAGACCTGTTTAACGATACTGAAGAAATAGCTGGATTCTTTAGCCCTGATGATGATAACGCTTTATTTAAGTTCAAAGGAGCTGCCGGAACTATTATACCACCTTTTTGTAGAGAAGATTTTATTGCTTGCGCTGCACCAGAGAAAAGAGGTAAAAGTTTTTGGTTAATAGAAATAGCTCTACAGGCTTTATTCAGGGGTTACAACGTTTCTATCTTTAATTTTGAAATGAGAAAAAAGTTATGGATTAGACTAATACAAAGCTTTACCGGCTCACCAGCAAAAGAAAAAGATAAAGATTGTAAAGTACCTTTCTTTGATTGTTATCATAATCAGCAAGGGTCTTGTGATAAATGTCCTAACAAAGTAAAAGGAATGTTAAGCAACGGAACCTATGCCGCTCCTGATGACTATAAAGGGTGCCGTTTATGTGAGTTTAATCAGCGTAAAACACGAAAAGGATTTATAAGGGTTATCAGCTATCATCTAAATAACAAACCAGTTCTAAACCCGTCTATAGTAGCTAAAAAGACTAATGCTTTAAAGATGTATACTAAAGGGAATCTTAAAATACAATCATGGCCCCAAAAAACTAAAAGTTGTAAAGATATTAAGAATCAATTATTGCTTTGGGAAAAGTATGAAGGCTTTACAACTGACGTTATAATCACGGATTACGCTGATTTAATGATACCGGATAACCCTAAACTAGATTGTAGACATGGTTTAGATGATATATGGAGTGGCCATAAAAAGCTAGGTCAAGAGTTCAATGCTGGTGTGGCTAGTGCTACTCAGACCACTAAAGATACTTATGACAAAAAAACTAAAAAAGGTAATCTAGCAGAGGATAAAAGGAAGGCTAGTCATGTTGACAGAATGATTGCTCTTAACCAAACTGAAGAGGAATATAATAAAAATATTATGCGGTGGTCTATGCTATTTGAACGTGATGATAAAGTAATTAACCGCGATATTGTAGTTCTACAGCAGTTAGCTATAGGTAATGCTTATCTTGATAGTTATATTGATGATTATCAGGAATCAACTAATGAGGATAAACCCAGAGACAGGAAAAGGAGATGAAAGGAGATGAGGGGCAAGATATTAATAATAGATTATAAAACAGCCAAAGATTTTTTATTACCCCGTCATTATTCAGGAAGAATACCTTCAATATCGTGGGCGTTTGGTTGGTATATTAGGGGCATATTAGTAGCTGTATGTACTTTTGGGAAACCGGCTTCAAGTTCACTTTGTACTGGTGTTTGTGGAAAAGAATTTTCATCTATGGTTTATGAATTAAATAGGTTGTGTCGTGTCGGTTCATTAAAAGAGCAATTAAGTGCTTTTGTTTCTGCATGTCTAAGGAGATTAAAACAAGAAAATCTAATCATTGTTTCCTATAGTGATACAGAAATGAACCACAATGGATATATTTATCAAGCATGTAACTTTATTTATACTGGTGCTACTAAAAAAAGAACTGATAAATACACGGAAGGAAATAAACACTCTAGGCACTATAAAAATGATGCCCAAAAAGGACTAAGAAAAGTTAGGTCATCTAAACACAGATACATCTATTTTGCTATTGCTAGAAAAACACTAAAAAAACAAGTTATAAAAGCACTTAATTATAAAATAGAAAGTTATCCAAAAGGAAAAAATAGCAATTATAAGCTAGGCGACTATTTAAAACCCAATATAATAGAAGCAGGTTTAAACAGCCTTTAAAACGATTTGAACCTTTACCCTATACTTAGTATTAAAAACTTTAGTTTTAGCTCTCAGCCTTCTTTAAACTACATTAAAAGGTACTTATAAGATAAATTAAAATAAATTTACTTTTACTTCGTGTTTTGTTTATAATAATAATATAAATTAACTAAAACCAGTCACCAATCCCAGAAAGGAGAAAGATGCAACATAGAGATTATGTCAAAGCAGCAAAAGAACTAAACAAAGCAGCAAACACCACAATCAAAGTAGTAGCTGTGAAAGGTGATGTACTGCAAGAAGCTATTAAAGAAGCGGTCAAAGGATTAACTGATTTTGATTTTAGTGCTCTTAGCTCAGCTACACTGGACGCTTTTGATGAACTGAAATGTGAAATGGCTGTTGAGCCGGGTGCTTTAGATGATATCGATGGTGATCTGGAAGAAATAGAGGGTATTGTTGATATTGTTGAAAATGAAAAAAAGAAGAAAAAGACAGCAAAAGTAATACCAATTAAAAAAGAGACCCCAAAAGACAGGGCACCAGATCAATTAGGACCGGCTATGATTACGGCTGCAACTGACCTGATTGACTTCCTGGGATTCCCTAAATCAGCACTGGATAAATTCACTAAATTATCTATTATGGGAATGGAAAAAGAGCTTCAGAGTATGGCTGATGAGATTAACCAGCCCTATGAAGAAGACGGTAAAACGGTTACTCCTGATGATAAGCCAAGTGACTTTAAAGAAGGTACCATTGCTGTATTTGAAGCTAATGATATTAAGGTTAAGTGGGCTGAGGCAGTTCCGGTTAAGAAAAAGGTTGAACCAAAAGCAAAGAAGAAAGCTGATAAAGGTAAAGCCACTGAAACCGGTAAAGGAACAACCAAAAAGGAAAGTGCTGTTGAAAAGCCTGTTAAAGAGAAAGCAGAAAAGAAAGCTAAAACCACTCCAAAAGAACCAAAAGTTGTTAAGGACGAAAAAGCTCCTGTAAGTGATAAAAAAGAAGCTAAACATGTTATGATGAACGCAATAAAAAAATGTTTAGATCAAGGTAAATTAACACGTAAAGAGATCATAGCAAAAGTGTCTGGTGATTCACCTCATCTAAATGTATCTACAATAGGAACAGTGGTTTCTGATTCAAAAAATGCAAAATATAATAAATTTGATTCTTTGGTTGTTCAAGATGATAAAGGAATCTTATCTTTTAGCTGATCTTAAGCCCTTCTGGATCAGTTAATTGTATTAAAAGAAGGGTAATTTTTATGAATAGATAGTTTTTAATAATCCTATCTTTAAATAAAACATTAAAACAAGAGGTGTTTTGATTTATATTATTATGTATTTAGGCGCCATTGTAGCTGCTAATTTACTGGTTGCTCAGTATGGTATAATATCTTCCATTTTAACTGCATTTTTATTTATTGGTCTTGATTTAACAGCTAGAGATCATTTGCATGAAGCATGGAAAGGAAAAGGTTTAGTATGGAAAATGGGTTTGTTGATAGGCTCAGGATCAATCATTTCTTATTTGTTCAATAAGGATGCCGGATCAATTGCTTTAGCTTCTTTTACTGCTTTTGCAGTTGCTGGAGTTATTGATGGTGTTGTGTATCATTTACTTGATAAAAAGAGTAGGTTCTTAAAAGTAAATGGGTCTAATGTTGTCAGTGCAGGTGCAGACACCATATTATTCCAAACTATAGCTTTTGGGCAGTTTATGCCTTTAATGATTTTGCTAGAATGGTTAGTTAAAACATTAGGAGGAGCTATGTGGTTCTGGATCATCAGATATTTTTCTAATAAATTTTCAAAAAATAAATAACCTTAACGGCGGGGAAACCCGCTTATGATTATGAAAAATAAAAAAATATCATTAATACTAGACTCAGGTGCTTTTTCAGCATGGACTAAAAAGATTACTATTGATCTGGATGAATACATTAAATTTTCATTAGATAACATTGAACATATTTCTTATGTGGTTAACCTTGATATTATACCAGGCTATCCAGGCCATAAAAACATCACTGAGCAAATGAAAGAAGATTCAGCTTCTAAAGGATATGATAATTATTATTACATGCTAAAGAAAGGAATACCTAAAGAAAAGCTAATTCATGTTTTTCATATGGGTGAAAATATGAAGTGGTTAAAGAAGATGGTTGATGAAATCCCTTATATTGGATTGTCCCCTGCTAATGATAGACGAACACCAGAAAAGATTAAATGGCTTGATGGATGTATGCCCGTCGTATGTGATGAAAAAGGGATGCCGAAAGTTAAGTTTCACGGCTTTGCTGTTACAGCCCTGCCTATCATGCTTAGATACCCATGGTATTCTGTTGACTCAACTACTTGGGCTATTCACGCCCGAAATGGTGCTATTATTATGCCTAGCTTAAAAAATAATGAATGGATTTATGATGAAAAGGCGTGGTTAATATCAGTATCAGAAAAATCACCTGCTTTAAAAGAAGAGGGAAAACCTTTTAAAACTTTATCAGAATCAAGACAAAACATAGTAAAAAAGTACATCACTGAAAATGGTTATACTTTAGATGAACTGGCTGAGGATTATAAAAAAAGAGATGAAATAAATATTATTTACTATATGGATCTTGAAAAAGCGTTACCTCAATGGCCGTGGGCGTTCAAAAGAAAAACTAACACAGGATTTGGATTATGAAAATATACATGGCGGGGACAGCAGGGATGATTAAAAGAGAAAAAGTATGGATATATATATATATAGAAACAGACTATTGAGCTTTTGGGATATCATGAATAATCAGTTTTCAGTTCTTGAATCATTTAATCTAATAAAAGAACACAATGAAAATATACACAGCAGGTTATGGTCACCCGATAGAAAAGAACAAGGACTTTATAAAGGATAGAGCTTTCAATTTTTTATTAACTTATTATGATGTTTTTAAACACAGACTGGAATATATAAAAAATGAAAATAAAAAGAAAAGAATTACTTGACACCTTATCCCTGATCAAACCAGGACTAGCTAATAATGAGATGGTGGAACAATCAACCCATTTTATTTTTGAAGCTGGTGAGATATACACCTACAACGATCAGATAACAATCAGTCAGCAACTAGAAACAGGATTAGAAGGAATAGCCATACCACAACAGGCTTTCTATAGGTTACTTGATAAGCTTAAAGAAGATGAAGTTGATATGGTTGTAAAACATAATCAGTTGCTTATTAAATCAGGTAAAACAAAAGCATCAATAGCAATAGAAACAGAGATAAAAATACCTGAAATAATACTGCCAGAAAAATGGATGGATCTTCCTGCTAACTTCAATCAGGCTATTAGATTCAGTTTATTTTCTGTCAGTAATGATATGACCAGACCGGCTTTAACCTGCCTTAATGTGGTTGATAACCATGTTCTGTCTTGTGATAACTACAGAGCGACCAAACACAAACTAGATTCCAAAATAAAAAAGCAATTCTTTTTAAACGGCTCATCAGCTCATATCCTAATAAAATATAATCCTATTGAATACGCTATAGATAAAGCTTGGATTCACTTTACTAATGAGGCGGGTACTATTTTTAGCTGCCGTTTAATGGAAGTTGATTATCCTGATATTTCACCTTTATTTGATGTTGATGGCAATGAAGTGGAATTCCCGAAAAACTTAGAAGAGACAATAGATAGAACTGGTGTGTTTGTTTCAGCTGAGTTTGATCATGATAAGTTTATCGAGCTGGATTTCCAAAAGAATAAACTAATCTGCAAGAGTAAAGGGACAGCCGGGCACATAGAAGAGACTATTAAAATAAAGTGGGATGCTGAACCGATTACTATCAAAATCCACCCTGATCATTTTATAGATATTTTAAAGTATCTGCAAACTGTTATTATCGGGGGGAGCTCATTTTTATTTAAAGGTGATAAATTCAATCACATCATTTCCTTATTAGCAGAAACATGAAAATATATTTAGCTGGGAATCATCCGGAAAAGAAACACTCTATATATATATGAGCATCATTTAAATGCAATTTTAATATCTTATTATTTTTTAGAAAAAGATAAACATGGTGTAATGGTAAACTTATTTAATTATATAAAAAAATGCCTTTCTTCCAGATAGAAAAAGTAGAAGTTAAAAAACCAAAAGTAAAACATGATTGTAGGTCTTGTCCTTTAGATAAGTCTACACAAAGGAAAGTAACTAGCGCAGGTCATAAAAAGATATTAGTATTAACTGAAAAGTTTTTATCTTTAGAACATATGGCTTGGTTAAGTACCCAACTACAAGATAATGGACTTGACCCTTCAGATTGCTGGTTCAGCTCAGTAGTACAATGTGAAGGCTCAGTGACTAATAAAACTATTAATTGTTGTAGAAAACAATGGCAAGACCTAGTTAAAGAGCTTAAACCAGAAAAGATATTGTTATTAGGTCATACAGCGGTTAAGGCGTTTGTTGGTGATCGTATGAATGATATTGGGAAGATGGAAAGGTGGGTTGGTTGGGCTATACCGGATCAGGACTATCAATGTTGGGTATTTCCTTTATTTGAAATTGACTTTGTAAAAGGACATAAGAATGAAGCGGTGGAATATGTATTTGCTGATCATTTAGTAAACGCTTTAGATCATAATAAACCTTTTGTTGTACATAAAGAAGATATCAGGGTGATTATAGATGTTAAAGAGGCTATTAACTATTTACGTTATGAATTATCTGAATCCTTTCCAGTATGGATATCCTATGACTATGAAGGCACTGGTCTTAAACCTTATAGAGAAGAGCAAGAACTTTATTCTATTTCTTTTGCCGTCGATCCTTTTTCTTGTGTTTCTTTTCCTATCTTCGACAATGATACTTTCCACGATGAATTAAAACAAGTATTAGCTAATCATAGTATTAAAAAGACAGCTCATAATATCGGGTTTGAACAAAAGTGGACAAGGCATGTTTTAGGCTTTGAAGTAGAAGGAAATGCCTTTTGCTCTATGTTGGCTTGTCACGTACTAGATAACCGGACACATATAAGCGGGTTAAAATTCCAAACCTATATCAATTATGGTGTAGCGGGTTACGATGATGAAATGAAGCAGTATCTAACCGTCACTAAAGAGGGTGAAGATGAAAAATCTGATAATAGATTAAATAATATCCATCTAGCCCCAATGGATAAGCTTCTGCATTATAACGCTCTTGATTCAATGTTTGGTTATAGATTAACAATGGATCAGATAGAGAAGCTAAAAGAAAAAGGACTTGATGATCAATATGATTTCTTTTTTGACGGTATGTTAGCACTGGCTAATGTTACCGAAAATGGAATGAGGATTGATGAGGATTACTTTAAAGCAACGCATAAAGAGTTAGAGGATAAACTAAACGATACAGAAGAGCTTATTTACACCTCTAAGGAGCATTTAAAGTGGCTTAAAACCGAAAAACAGAACCTAGACATACTAAGTAGTGATCAAGTAAAGAAACTCGTTTTAAACGTCCTTAAACTGAAGATAAACAAGAAAACAACAAAAGGAAAAGCTTCAGTTGATAAAGAAGTGTTAAAAGGGTTAGGTGAAAAGAATGAATTTTTTAATAATATTATTACTTATAGAGAAACGCACAAAGTAAAAGGAACTTATGTTGAAGGTTTTCTTCGGGAATCCATATCAGGGATTATTCATCCTAACCAGAACTTACATACTACCAAAACGTACAGACCAAGCACCACATCTCCGAACTTTGCCAACATTCCTAAAAGAGATGAAGAGATGCAAAAGCTCGTGCGTACAGGTGTTATACCAAGGAAAGGACATTTACTGTTAACTGTAGATTATAGCGGTGTTGAGGTGTGTTCTGGATGCTTTTATCATAAAGACCCAGTAATGATTGATTATGTTACTAATCCAGCTAATGATATGCACAGGGATCAAGCTTTGAGGTTATTTAAACTTCATCCTGATCAGATAACAAAACAAATTCGTTATAGTTCTAAGAATCAATTTATTTTTCCTCAATTCTATGGTGACTATTGGAGGGCTTGCGCTAAAGGATTATGGGATTCTGCTGGAAAATTAGAAACTAATGATGAGGAATGTTATCTATTAAAAGATCATCTATATGACCAGGGAATCAAAACCTATAAGCATTTTGAAGATCACGTAAGAGAAGAGGAAAGGATTTTCTGGAAAGAAAAGTTTAAAGTATTTGATAAGTGGAAAGCAGAAGCCTGGGAGCGTTACCTAGAATTGGGTTACGTTGAGTATTTGACCGGATTTAGATGTTCCGGCGTGCTGGATAGGAAGAACGTTGTTAACTATCCATTTCAAGGAACTGCTTTCCATCTTCTTTTATGGTCTTTAATAGAGCTAGAACACGAGACTAGAACACAAGGCTGGAAAAGCCAAGTGTGTTTACAGGTGTATGATGAAATGATGTTTGACGTACACCCTGACGAGTTAGAAGAGTTAGCACCTTTGATTCAAGACGTTATGACAAAGCGAGTCCGAAAAGAGTATGACTGGATTAACGTACCTTTATCAGTAGAAATTAAAACCAGTAAAGTAAACGGGAACTGGTTTGATATGGAGGAATACAAGATATGAGTTATTCAATACATGATTTATGGGATGAGAATGTTCCTCATACTACTATTGATTTAGAGGGATTTGCAGGGGCTTTAGTATCTAATTCAAGACAGGATAAAGTAAACGATCTTATTAATTATATCATCTGTAAATTAGCTGAAGAGCAGGACATATCTTATCTTGAGCAATTAACTAGATTAATTTGGAGTGATAAAGACACACATGTTTTTATTATCCGTGGTGAAGGTGCTAATTTAGAAATGAACGGGCAACCACCAAAAGGAATCAAAATAATATTAAGTCATGAGGAAATTGAATGAGCTTACACCTGGACTATAGACCTAATTGCCTGGATGAAATAATAGGTAATGAGTCAGAAATACTAAAGCTAAATACACAATTAAATAATCCTGATGGGCCTCACGTCTTCTTATTTCATGGCCCTAGAGGTTGTGGTAAAACAACGTTAGCCAGGATAGCTGCTAAAGTAGTAGGATGTGATGATAGAAGCCTACAGGAAATTGATGTGGGTACTAACAGAGGGATAGACAACGCTAAAGAATTAAAATCCGGTGTTATGTTTTGCCCTATGTTTGGTAAAATAAAAGCTTATATTCTTGATGAAGTACATCAGGGAACACCGGCTTACTTTAATGCCCTTTTAAAGACCTTAGAGGATACCCCAAAACACGTTTATTTCTTTTTATGTACTACGGACCCCCAAAAGGTTTTAAAGACGGTTAAAAGCCGTTGTAGTCAATATCAAGTGAATCCTTTATCTCAAAAAGAAATAGTTCAGCTATTAGAATGGGTATTAGAGAATGAAGAAAAGGAATTTGATAAAGCAGAATTAAAACGGATATCAGAAGTCAGTGAAGGTATTCCCAGAGAAGCACTTGTTATACTGGATCAGGTAATCGGTTTAGAACCAGAAGACCGATTAAAAGCTATTGAGAGTACAAAAGAACGTGAAAGGGATTTAAAAGAATTATGCCAGGCTTTACTTGAAGGAAAAAGCTGGAAAGTGGTTGCTGGTATTCTAAAAGGATTAAAAGGTGAACCAGAAACTATTAGACATGGTGTTTTAGGTTATATGAATACTGTTTTACTTAACGGTAATGAATCAGTGGCTATCATCATGGAAGAGTTTAGAAATCCTTGCTATACTAAAGCTGAATTAACACTGTCCGCTTATATGAGTTTAAAATAAATAAAATAAATTTACTTTTACTTCGTGTTTTGTTTATAATAGTAATATAATCTTAATGGAGAAAAGAAATGCCACAAGAAATAAAAGTTAGATCATCAAGAACTATTAATATGGGTAATTATGAATCTGCTAGTATTAGTATTGAGTACGGTAGAGTATTACAAGATAATGAAGATCCAGAGGAAGCCATTGAAGAGGAATGTGATTTTTTAAATCGTTTAGTTGAACAAGAAATAAAAAATATTAAAAAATGAAAAAACCATTTCTTTTAGCTGTACCATTATTGTCTTTATTTTTTTTTGCTATTTATTGTCCGTTAGCGTTTGGTATGTATTTTTATTTATTACCAAAATTCTTTTTAATATTTTTATCTGATAAAATCAAAGGAATAAAATGGCAAAGTGTATAATATGCAAAGTGAATGAGGCAACTGTACCGGATAGAGACAAGCCGTGGTCAGGCAGGAAAAAGATTTGTGGTGATTGTCACGGCAACAGATTAGCAGGTGATCTTATCAAAGTTCTTGAAGTAGAGAAGAAACGCAGGATTAAAAAATCAAAGGAATAAAATGTATGGGTATTGGTGCTATGTTTTAGAAGGAAAGACAATAGTATTAACAGAAAAACCAGATGACTTTGATGATTTACCGTTTTGTAGGTTTATCTGGAGTCCTAATTTTGAGGTTGCTGTTTTAATCTATGAATCAGATTTAAAATTAATGAAATCATGGGAGAAAGATTAATGAATGAAAATTTACCGATTGACCCGGCTCAGTTAGATGAAGAGTGGTTACAACAGCCTTTATTGTTTGATGAAGCTCAGGAACATTCTGCTGATTGCTTAGATATACGGGATACTCTAAAACTTGAATTAACTAACCTAGAAGCTGACAGAGCATCTTACTTGCGTGAAGCCTGGGAAAGTGAAGGGTTTAAAAAAGCCCCCCCGCAAGGTGCTGTTGATGATTGGGTTAGTAAGCGTGGAGAAGTTGAGTTATTAAAAAAGGATATGCACACGGCTCAAATGAATTTAGTCAGAGCTAATAATACGGTCGAAAGCTTCCAGATGAGAAAAAGAGCATTAGAAAAGCTTTGTGATCTGCATATTAGTAATTACTTTTCTGTTCCTAATCCTAATCATTTGTTAGATGGTGGTAAACGGTTAATAGAGGCTAAAGAAAAAGCTGTAGAAGATAATTCAAAAAAAGCCACTAAAGGATTAAACGAAAAGAAAAAAACCAGAACTAAAAAAACAGCTGAAGAGGTAAAAAAGGACATGTCCCCGGAAGGTCAAGAAGTATTTCAAGATGCTTTAGATCAAGAAAACGAAAACAAAGAACCAAGGAAAAGACGTAGGAGATCATAATGAGTTATTTACTTTCACTAGGATTTTTAGGAATAATAATTATAGTTTTTATGGTTGTTATTCTTTTAATCCTGTTATTTCCATATTGCTATGTGCTTGCTAGATTGATTAGTAAAGCGTGGCATAAATCAAAAAATGAGGAGACTAAACACTATGGGTAGCAGACAAGATAGAAGAGAAAAGTTAAGAGCTAGAATGCAGAATGATGCTGCTAATCGGGATAAAGGTAATTACAGACCTTTATTAGATATGACAGATTATGATGACGTGTCATGGTTTAAAGCTAAAAAAGGAAAGAATCAAGTTGATATCCTTCCTTATGAAATCACCACAAAAAATGATCCTATGAAAGCTGAAATAGGTGAAGATCAGTATAAGTTAGAATATTGGGTGCATAAAAAAATAGGCCCTAAAGAGGATTCTGTATTGTGTCTTTTAGAAACGTTTGGAAAACCCTGCCCTATTTGTGAAGAAAAGAAAGCTATGCAGGATGCCGGTGCTAACTGGGATGATGATGAAGTGAAAGCACTATCAGCTAAAAGAAGGTGTATTTATAATGTAATTGATATTAATGATACAGAGAAAGGCGTTCAGCTTCTTGATCAGTCTTATCATTTCTTTGAAAAGGAATTATTTGGGGCTGCTGAGTATAAAGACCCTGCTTTTATTTGTTTTGCTGATATTGAAGAAGGCTATACGGTTACTTTCAGAGGATCAGAAGAAACGTTTAATAAAAATAAATTTATTAAGCCAAAAGATTTTGATTTTGAAAGTAGAGATCCGTATGAAGAAAGTATCTATGAAGATGTATTCCCGTTAGATGCTATGCTTATTATTCCTTCTTATGACGAAGTACAAGCCCTTTTTATGGGTGTTGAAGAGGAAAAAGAAGAAACCCCACCCCCAAAAGAAAAGAAGGAAAGGAAAAAGAAAACAGCACCAAAAGAAGAAACAAAGACCAGAGGCTCAAGACGTAAACCAGCTGAGAAAGAACCAGAGGAACCAAAAGAGGATTTAACTGGTTGCCCTCATGCTTTAGAACATGGCTTGATTATGGGTACTGATTGGGATTCTAACAGTGTTTGTGAAAAGTGCGAACAAGAAACCTATGATGAGTGTGAAGGTCTTTATAATGATCTGGAAAAGCTAAAGCTAGAACGGGAAGCAAAAGAAAAGGCCGAAGCGGAACCAGAACAAACCACAACACGTAGAAGAAACAAAAGGAGATAAGGTGGACTCAGAACAAAAATTTTGGTTATTTTTATGGTCAATAGTGTCAGTTGCCACCAGTATTTTAATTATAGCTATTGTTGTCTATGGCATAAACAAAAACACAAAAATAGTAGGTTTGGTTAATCAAGGAGCTAATCCGATAGCGGCTAGTTGTGCTTTAGACAATCTGGCGATAGAAACATGTAGGCTTTTCGTAATACAACAAGAAAAAAGGAGATAATGAAAAACACTGGCAAAATAACATCAGCTGAGGCTATTATAATTGCTGAAGAGTATGGTGTCAGTGTGACAACTGAGACTATTGGAAAATGGTGTGTTAATCATATGATAGGTAGGAAAGTAGTTGGACGTTATGTCATAAACAAAAAAAGACTAATCTGGTTACTAGAGGGAAAACAATGGGAGAGTACAAAAGAGGAACAAAAGAAAAACCAATAGAAAGGAACAATCCTACAGTACAATTGATTTCTTCAGGATCAGATTTACTTGATTGTGCTTTGGGTGGAGGTTTTCCGTTAGGTAAAGTCATAAACATTATTGGTGATAAATCCAGCGGAAAAACTCTACTGGTATGTGAAGCTATAGCCAAGGCTTATAAAGAACACATAGATAAGATAAAAATATTCTATGATGATACTGAAGCTGGTTTTAGTTTTGATACTAATGAAATCTGGGGTTATGACATGCCCGTTTTAGTAGACAGTAAAGGAAAGGATGATTGTTCTGAAACTGTAGAAGACCTGATAAGTAGTATTAGGAATAGATTAAAACCATTTTTAGATACTAAAACACCCTGTGTATATATTGTAGATAGTTTAGATGGCTTAACCTCTGAATCAGAAATAGAACACGCAGACGGCAGGGAGAAGGCCAGAGAGACTAACACTAAGCAAAAAGGTACTTACGGAACACAAAAAGCCAAACTACTATCTGAGTTTTTTAGGTTAATTAAGAATGATTTAAAAGACAGTAATTGTTTATTGATTATTATATCCCAGATTAGGGATAAAATTAATGTTAGTTTTGGCAGGAAGTGGAGCCGGTCAGGTGGAAGGGCTTTAGATTTTTATTGCGCTCAGACTATTGTCCTGGCTGAAGTAGAGAAGTTAGAGCAAACTGTATCTGGTTATAAAAGGAAAACCGGTGTTAGAATACGTGCTAAAGTAGAAAAGAATAAAATTGCTAAACCCTTTAGAGAATGTGAATTTCAAATCCTGTTTGATTATGGAGTTGACAATATTGATTCTAATTTATGTTTTCTTTTTGATTTAATCACTGATACCGGAAAGACAAAAAAGAAAGTAGATGTAACTTGGGATGATGAGCAGTTTAATGATCGTTCTAAACTAATAGATTATATTGAAGAGAATAACCAAGAGGAAATACTGTTAAAAGCTGTTAAAGAAAAATGGTATAGTATTGAGGATTCTTTTAAGCCAAAAAGGAAAAAGAAATGACTGATAAACCAAAAAGGAAAACCAGAAAGTCAGTAACAGAAGGAATAATACTAGATAAAAAGTTTAGGCTTATGCCTTCTGATGACCGGAATATGGAGCTTCAAGAATTAGTTAGTTATATGGATAAAGATGAAGTAAAGCAAACAGAATGGAAATGGAGAAGTTATCACGCTTCTGTTTCTACTGGTCTAAACGCTTATTGTACTTTACGTTGTATTAGGTCTAAAAACGCTGAAGAGTTAAAAGAGATAGTTACTGATATTCACGATAAAATTAATAACCTATTCGAGTTTAATTGTCATGAAACAAATGAGTGTTCTTGCTCAAAAGGAAATAAGTGAAAAAAGATTAGAGCTATATAAAAAACAAAATAAAACCTGTCTTGTTTGTGGCAGAAAAATAAAGTTTGAAAAAGCTGTCTTAGACCATCAGCACAAGTTATTAAAAACTGATGAATTAGGTGTTGACGGTGCTGGACAGATAAGACGGGTTTTATGTTTTCAATGCAATTCGTGGGAAGGTAAAATATTTAATGCTTTTAGGCGTTATGGGCTGCATAAATTTAAAGTACCTCTTCCTGTTTTACTTAGGAATTTAGCTGATTATTTAGAGGAGGAGAGTTTACCTTTAATACATCCATCAGAAATCAAAAAGAAAATAGTCAGGAAGTCTAACTATAATAAACTTGAAAAATTATATTTTGCGAAATACCGTACTAAAAAGTTTCCTGATTACCCTAAATCAAAGAAACTAACAAAAGCTTTAAAAAGTATATTTGAAGAGTTTAATGTTGACCCTTACAACAAATTAACATGATACAAAAACTTAAATTAAAATCGTTCCAGGCACACAAAAGCTCAGAACTAGAATTCTGTCCGGGTGTGAATTGCGTAATAGGCGAAAGTGACGAAGGAAAAACAAGTATTATTAGGGCTTTATACTGGAATGCTGAAAATAAGCCCAGTGGTGGTGACTTCATTTCTGATTTTAGTAAGCGTGGTGAGTGTTCTAGTACTGTAGTTGTAGATGGGAATGAAGTCACTAGGTTTAAGAACAAGACTAAAAATGAATACCGGGTAAATGATCAGTCCTTTAAAGCATTAGGTAAGTCAGGTGTCCCTGATGAAGTTAAATCAGTTCTTAATTTAGATGAACTTAACTTCCAGAATCAAATGGATGCTCCTTTCCTTCTTAGTTTAAACGGTGGTGATACAGCAAAATACCTAAATAAAATAGCTAATCTTGATATTATCAGCACTTCTTTAACTAAAGCTAAATCCAAGGTTGATACGGCTAATAGCGATATCAAAAGAAAAGAAGCTGAAGTTAAAATTAATAAAACGGAATTAGCTGAACTAGATTGGGTAGAAACAGCCGAAAAAGAACTGTTACTGTTACAAGATAATCATTTAGAATTTAAAAACTCAGAATCAAGTCAAGAATACTTAATAGATATACTAGAAGAAACAGACGAGCTAACAGAACAGCTAGACAAGTTTAAGGAACAAGATGATGAACTATATCAAACTTGTTTATTAATAAATGAATGGGAATCATGGGATGGTGGTGTTATTCAGCTTAATAGTTTTGAGAGTGATTTAAACGCTGTTAAGAGCATTTCTGATCAAATAGGTACTCTAGCATATAATAAAAAAGAGATTGTATCTATCGAGCTTCTACAGGGTCTAATCGGCACTTATCAGATACAGCGGAATAATAATGATGGTCTTTGTGATTTTGTAGATGAAATAGCAGATTTAGAGGATCATATTAATAGAATTAGTGTTGATGTGACTGTACTTGAAACAGAATTCAAAAAAGATTTTCCTTCTGAATGCCCGTTGTGCGGTAAGTAACTATGAAAATATTGATACTGATAACTTTGCTAATGTTTACAACACCAGCACAAGCCTATCAACCAGATAAAATCTCTTTTTGGCTTCAGGGTTATAGTATACACTCAGCAGCCAATGATATGAATGAGAGACATGAAAACAGAGGTATCTGTCTTGATTGGGCTTGTTGTATGGTGTTTACTAATTCTTTTAATGATCCTGGGAGGGCTTTATTTATTAATCCTGCTTTTATTGATGATGAAAACTTTATAGCTGGTTTACGATTTGGATTGATCTGGGGT